GTCTCAAAAAGTATTAAACATAATGAAGGCGCAGATAAAGGCTAATCCGGCGCTTGAAGAGCAAGTGCGGATATACAAACAGCCAGCCAGTATTCAGCGGCTGTTTGATGAGTCCACTTACCTGCCGCTGCCCGATAATGCCGACGTTGAACACGGCGCCAACGTGCGCGCTTGCTTGTGTGACGAGATACACACTTACAAGTCAGCGGCGCTGCCTGTCGTCATGCGGACCGGCATGATTGCCCAGAAGGAGCCGTTGATGTTGTACGCTACTACGGCCGACTTCCTGCGGCCGTCGTTCTGCAACGACCAACTCGACTATGCCAAGAAGATACTAAACGGCACCGTCCGCAATCCGCGGTACTTGCCGATGGTGTATGAACCAGACCCAGAGAAGTTGAAACAGAATCCGCTGTACTGGCAGCAGGAAGAGTGCTGGCGTGAGTGCAACCCGATGTACGGCATCGTCATCCCACCCGAGGCTATGCGCGAGGAATGCGACAAGGCCATCGCTGACCCGTCCTACGAGAACGAGTTCAAGCGGCTGCTGTGCAATATTCAGACCGAAGTTAACGAGAGCATGATAGAAGCAAGCCGCTGGGCGCTGAACGACGGAGACTATTCTCCCGGCCACTTTATAGGCCGCACGCCCGTCGCTGTGTCGTTGGACTGTTCCAGTACGTCGGACAGCACAAGTCTGAACCTGCTGTTTGAAGCAGAAGACGAAGGCTATGAAAATCTCTGGTATCACTGGATGCCGCGCGCGTCTGCGGAAGAGGCGGAACGCAAATACAGTAAGCCGTATTCAGTCTGGGACCGCGAAGGTTGGATAATACTTACTGATGGCGACCAGATTCATTATGACCGCATCCGCGATGAAATACTTGCCATCTGCGCGCAGTTCGGTATCACTGAGCTAAATGTTGACCCACTTTTTCAGGCAATCCAATTGTGCCAGCAATTAGAAGAGGCTGGGCTGAAGATTCAGTATTTCAAGTGCAATATGGTGAACATGACTGCGCCGACGAAAGAGATGCTGCGGTTCACAAATATGGGCCAGTTCAAGCACGGCAACAACGGATTCATGCGGGAGCAGGCCGTCAACGCGATTTTAGTTCGTCGGCAAGAAATGCAGATGCCAGACAAGGCGAAGTCGAAGGGGAAGATAGACGGCATCGTTTCATCGATCATGAGCATGGCCACGGCGATGACGAAGAAGAAGAAACCTGAATCAATTTACGAAACGCGCGGACTCGCGTTAATTTGAAAGGCCACACGATGGAAATACTTGACCAGTACGGCAAACCATTTGCCAAACGTGAGCAGCGGCGCAGCAGCGGCAGTAATTTGATGACGCCAGCCGACTGGTTGATTGACGCACTGACCGGAGGCGCTACCGTCTCTGGCCAGCGCGTGAACGAAACCACGGCGCTAGGCATTGCTACGTTCTTCGCTTGTGTCAGGAATATCAGCGAAGACCTCACGGCATTGCCGCGCCGCATCATGCAGGCCAAAGGCAGCAGCCGGGAAGCACTGCCGAACCATCCTGTATCGAGATTGCTTCGCAGGCCAAGTAAGAAGATGAACGCATTCGTATTCTGGCAGACGTACTACTCCCACATCCTCCAATGGGAGGGTGCCTATGCCTACATCGTTCGAGACAATGCAGGTGAACCAATTGAGCTGGTAATACTTGATCCGTCTTGCGTTGAAACTATGACATCGAAGACGACGGGCGAAATCGTTTACCGCGTCTATAATCAAATCCTTTTTTCAAACGAGGTGCTTCATACACGCGGCCTTGGGTGCATGGGTATAGATGGCTATCGGATTGCCTACATTGCCCGCGAGGCACTAGGTTCCGCGCTGGCAATTCAATCCTCCCGCGCTTCATTCTTCGGTAAAGGCATGCTTGCCAGCGGCATGCTGAAGCACCCGGCAGTGCTAAACGACCAAGCGCGCAACCGGCTGAAAGAAGACTTCCACGCAGCCTATGCCGGTTCCGAAAATGCGGGCCGGACGATTCTGCTGGAAGAGGGTATGGAATATCAGACGATATCCGTTGACCCTGACAAAGCCGAAATGACCGGACTGAGTGACATCACGGTGGAAGAAGTCTGCCGCCTATTCAGGATGCCACCTCATAAAGTGCAGCACCTTCGTGATACGTCCTATAACTCAGTAGAACTGCTTTCGATTGAATATGTGGGTGACGCACTGTCACCGCACGCCGGGAGGTTCGAGGCTGAAGTCGATTTCAAGTTGTTGCGTCCGAAAGAACTAGACGACGGACTGTATACCGATGTCAACCTCAAAGCGGCGATGCGTGCGAGCGCAGCCGAACGTGTGGCGTTCTACAAGGAACTCTACTACCTCAGCGCAATGAACGCCAACGAAATCCGTACACTTGAAGACGAAAACCCCATCACCGGCGGCGACCGCTACTTCACCCAGGGCAACCTCGTTCCGCTCGACAGGGTGGATGATATGCTCGATGCTAGGATGAAGCCAACCGACCCCCGCGCTGTTCCGCCCGGCGCGGCGGGCCCGGCAAATCCTCCGACGCAGCCGGGACCGTCTGACACGTTCCGCCGTATGTTGCAGGCGAAGATTTCGGATTTGCTGCGCGAAGATATCCGCGTGGTTGATACCTATGTCGGAAAGAAACGAGACTGGCCAGAATTCTACCAGAAGCGGCAGATAACGATTGCCGAACACCTGACCCCGTTCCTTGTCCCGCTCTGTGAATGGTTCGGGCACAAAATACCGGCGACCGCGATGGCGGATGGATTGTCCGCCACGCTCTGCCGTGATTCACTGATTCTGATTGACGCGTGCGAGTTCAGTGACTGGCGCGATGGCCGACGAGCGGTAGACGCCGCACAATCCGTAATGGATGCACTACAGGAGAACAACAATGAAAACGCAGCTTAGATTTGTAAACGAGGCCGCGCCACAGATTACGAACGGCACTATTCGCGGCGTTGCGGCCGTCTACAACCGGATGTCAAACGACTTGGGAGGATTCCGTGAAATCATCCGGCCCGGCGCGTTCGACCGCAGCCTGCGCGAGATTGCCGCAGGCACCCGCGACGTGGATGCACGTATCCAGCACGAAGGCGGACTGAGTGTGTGCGGTTCTACCGCCAACGGCACGCTGCGCCTGTTCAGTGACAGCGATGGGCTGAACTACGAACTGACCCCGCCAGACACGCAGGCTGGGCGCGATTTGCAGACCATGGTAAGGGATGGATACCTCCGGCACTCTTCGTTTGCCTTTGAGTGCGGTGAAGACCAAGTGCGCTGGGACTGGACTACCCGCCCGCCCGTTGTGGAGGTGATGGACGTTGACCTCATTGATGTCGCGCCGTGTTCCCGGCCCGCGTATGACGAAACCACAGTAAAGGTGCGAAGCATGATGAAACCACCCGCAGACCTGCCGCGCTTCAGCGAGACCGGAACCCGCGTCGAAATGAAAGCCGATGGCGACCGCAAGGTCGTTGAATTCCATTTGAACGATGCCGTCATGCCGAACTGGATGCGGAAGTACGACCCGAACCTTGTTACATCGGGCAGCATCATCGAAAAGCTGGCGGCGCACCCGGATGCGGAACGTATCGACCTGTTCATTAACTCACCTGGCGGCGAAGTGTTTGAAGGACTGGCAATAATGAATGTGCTGAAAGAACACCCCGCGCCGGTACACGTGAGCGTGCGCGGGCTAGCGGCGTCCATTGCTGGCGTAATTGCCATGGCAGGCGACCACATCCAGATGGGCGCCGGTACATTCCTGATGGTTCACGGTGCTTGGACGATTGCCGAGGGCAACGCGCAGGACATGCGGAACACCGCCGCGCTTCTGGACAAGATAGACGGCAGCATTGCCGGTATACTGGCCAAGCGTAGCGGCAAGGATGCCAAGACCGTCAACAAGTGGATGAGCACCGACACGTGGTTTACGGCAGAAGAGGCCGTGGCTGCTGGGCTGGCTGACCGCGTGGCTGGTGCTGAATCCGTTGCCAGTGCAGGAGTGGAAGGCAAGCGCTGCCGTGAGATGCGATTCCGCAACATCCCGGCGGAGCTGGGCGGGTCTTATCACGAGGCTGCTATCCAGAATAGCACTGTCCGCGATATGCAGGCCGCAAACGAGCGAGCAATAAAAAAATCGCTTGACATCCGGCATACATTGCGTTAAAGTATAGGCACAAAGATGAGGCCCGCTCCCGGCGGGCCGAGCAGACGTAAGTCTCACCGCTCCCGGCGGTACATGTAAATTCAAACATGTACCGCCGTTTTTATTTGGCGGCAGCGAGACAAACAATGGAAGACGAAATTCTCGAATTGCAGGCCGAGCGCCAGCACCTCTTGATGAGTAATCGCGACATCCTCGCCCATGTCGAGAAGCGCGAAGACAAATCACTCACCGACGATGAGCACCGACTCATCGAAGACAACAACCGCGAAGCCTTCGAGCTTGAAACGAAGATCACCAATCTTCAGCGGACCATCGAAGCCCGCCGCAAGGTAGAGAAGCTCACCGCCGAAATGCGTGAGCAGAACACCATGCGCGACGTGCTCGCCAGTGCTGGCAACCGCCAGTCGAACGGCACGACCATCGAAACAAGTCAGTACTATAAGACTGGCCAGCTTCGCGCCTTCAGCAACGATTCCGACGCCTACAACTGCGGCATGTGGTTCGCTGCAAAGTTTCTTGGCAACGAACACGCCATCCGCCACTGCAAAGGCAAGGGCATCATGGACCAGATGCGCGCGATGGAAAATCAGCGTGCAATGTCCGAAGGCGTCAACACCTCCGGTGGTCACCTTGTCCCGGCTCCGATGGAATCATCCATCATCAAGCTGCGCGAGGAATACGGCGTGTTCCGGCGTAATGCTTTCATCTACCCGATGGCCAGCGACTCCCAGAGTGTACCGCGCCGGACGGGCGGTGTCAGCATCGCGATTACTGGTGAAGGTACCGCACCCAGTGCGCAGACCGGCCCGACCTTCGACCTTGTGCAGCTCTTCGCGCGCAAGGCCGCTGGTTACGTTGCGGTATCCAGTGAACTCAACGAGGATTCCGTGATTAGCATTGCGGAATTGCTGGCCGACGAATTCGCCTATGCCTTCGCCCAGTTCGAGGACAACTGGGGATTCGTAGGTGACGGCTCCTCTACCTACGGCAACCGTCGCGGTATCATCCCGACCGTGACGGCGGCTGGCGCTGCTGCATCAACGACCAAGGCTTACCTGGAAGCCACGGCTGGTATCGACAGCTTCGCGGAAGTGACGGCGGCTGAACTGTCCCGGCTCATGGGCCGCATCGCGGGCTATGCGATTCCCGGCGCGAAGTTCTACTGCTCCAGCACCGCTTATGCCACCATCTTCGAACGGCTTGCGGTATCCGCTGGCGGCAACAACAAGATGGACCTCAACGGCAATTGGGTTCCGAGCTACCTCGGCAAGCCGATTGAAATCACTGAGGTAATGTTTGCCGACGACGGCGCGACTGCGGCGGAAGCCCAGCCCATGCTGCTGTACGGTGACATCCGTAAGTGTTCCACTATGGGCGAACGGCGCGGTATCACGATGAAGACCAGTAGCGAAGTAAAGATACTGGAAGACCAGATCGTGGTGCTTGGCAACGAGCGCATTGACATCAACTGCCACGACATCGGCACGACCACCGTCAAGGGACCGATTGCGGTTCTTTACGGTAACACCGCCTGATAGGAGACTGAGCAATATGCTTCAACTTCAGAACAGAATCAAGTCGGCTATTATGGTGGCGCCGGTATCCGTTGGTACCTCCGCCGTAACTGGCTACGTTGACACCCACGGCGCTGACGAAATCATCGTTGACGTTTACGGTGCGACCGATGCCGCTGCCGATGTGTTCAGCAGCCTGAAACTTCAGGACGGCGCCACGACTTCGGCGTTCACCGACCTGACCGGCGCGATTGGTGGCACTTCGTTCACCATTCCCCCACCCAACACCAGCACTCCGGATATCATCCGGTTCCACATCAGCCGAGTAAAGACCCCTGCACTCCGGCGTTACGTCAACGTCTCACTTGCCTGCACCACTGGCCGTATCGTCGGAGTGGTGGCGCACATGGGACGCCTCGGTTCGACCCCTGACACGGCGACCGAGGAAGGCGTAACGACCTTCGTTCAGGTGTAGCAAACTTCCTTCCCCGAGTCGTG